TTTGTGGGTTGTGGTTTGTTCCGCGACTGCCTTGTATGCAGCACGATTGGTGGCCAGTGCCGGACGCTTCGAGAGCGCGGCGACACGGCTTTGTACTGTTGCGATTCCGTTTGCGAGACCGACCTGAACGGCCTGCTGGCCTTTGAATACGCGACCTTCGGCCATCTTCTCGACGGCATCCATCGAGATCCCACGATTGCGGGCGACGGTCTGTTTGAAGACTTGGTAAGAGTGGTCAAGGCCGTCTTGCAGGATCGCTTTGTCTTCGGCCTTCAATGGTCCCCAGCCAACGCCCTTGTATTTGCCAGCGGTCAAAAGCGTGGTCTTGATGCCGAATTTTTCTTCCATGGCGGAAAAGTCGCGGTGCATTGCGAGCACGCCGATTGAGCCCATGTCGGTGGTATCGCTGGATGCCCAAACAGGACCAGCGGCAGAGCCCACCATTTCGGCAGCGCTGGTCATCTGACCCACGGCGACCGATTCCATGGGTTTTCCACCACGCATTGCAAAGAGCCCGTCAGAGGCTTCCTGTGCGCCGTCAACCGTACCGCCGGGGGAGTCCCAAGCGAGGATGATCGACTTCACGTTTGGGTCATTTTGCGCGGCTTGGACTCCCGACAAAATCTGTCCATACCCCACACCAAGAGTTTCGCCCGTCCACATGGAGTACATCGGACGCTTGGACAGAGAGCCATTGATCGAGAGGACGGCAACGCCGTCGCCTTGGATATCATAGGGCAGTGGGTCAGGGGAGTTTGCTGTGGTTCGCTTGGCCATGTACGCGGCGACCTGCTCGGGAGAGGCAGAGTGCAGGAACTGGTCAAACATTACGGCAAGCTGTTCGCCAGCTTCGGGGCGAATTGCCCAGAGCTGGTTAAAATCATGGAGGCTCATTCTTGCGTATCCTCCGGGGGTTCTTCGCCCTCGTTAGGGTCCGTTGGGTCGTCATCATTTCGCGCCTCGTCAGGGTCTTCCACGTCGGGAGACGCCACTGCGGGCTGGATGGTTCCGCCGGCATTTGGTGCAGGCACGAGTCCGTCAGCGAGACGCTGTTTTTCTTCGCGCACCAATTGCGCATGCACCGTGCCCCAATCGCGGCCCGTGAGTTCGGAGCACTCAATGGCGCGGTTGGAGATGCCAAGCCGCACACGAGCCTCGGCGGCAGTTGCCTCCTGCACGGGGTTGAGTACGGTCTGCCCATCGCCTGTCCACTCGGTGCCCAGATATGCGCGCCGGATCTGGATGTCGTCGAAATAGCCGGGGGCGTCAAGGAGTCCCATCGCCACTGCTTCATCAATCACCGCCTCATAGCAGGGCTGACAAAAAACGGCAACCAGCCATTCACGGCGGGCACGGAAGAACCGCCAGGCTTCGCCAAGCGCACCACGGGCCGCAGAAAAAGACGACACGAATTGCTTGATCAGAAGCTCATACGGGATCTCGAGGGCCACGCCAATCTGTCGGAGAATCGACATGACAAACCCGTCGAATGCCGTGTTGGGTCGTCCCGGATTAAATGCGACGGGCTCTTCACCCTCAGCAAGCGAGGCGACGAGACCGGGGGCAAGCTCGATCGAGTCTCCCGCGCTGGACGTTGCCGTGGTCGCGTTCTGCGGGTTCAAAGGCTCGAAGCCATTGCCGCCGGGGGTTTTGATGAAGATCGAGAACATCCCCGAAATCACGGCAGCGGTGATCTCGGCTTCCGTGTAATCTTTGAGCTGTTTGATCGGCTCAATGACCGGGGCCAAAAATGAGATGCCACGGGTCTGACCGGGGCGCATGATGCGCATCAGGTGCAAGACGTTGCGGCGACCAGTGCGAGACCCAAAGGCGGGTACGCGGGTCCACTTCTTGGCTTTTGGTACTTGATTAAATCCGGGGTACTGGTTGGCGACGTGGTATGCCACAGGTACCCGTTGCGCATCCAATTCGACACCTGCGGTCAAATCGGGAGTGTCGCGAGTACCGTTGGGGTTACAAACCAATTCGGCCTCAACCAACTGCACGCGGGTCGATAGTACGGTGTCTTTGCGAGGCGACTGGACCAGCACGGCGAAGGCGTCGCCACCCTCGAGAACCGAACGGAACGCGATTTCCTGCAATGCGTAGAACGTGGACTGTCGGGAGACGTCCGCTTCATACAGGGACCAATTGCGGAAAATGCGCTCGGCCTTCTTCTGCCAATCGTCGGCAGTGTCCTTCTCGATTCCGAGATAGGCATAGTCGATGCGCGAATGCAACTCAAGCCCCGTGCCGACAACGCTTGTCACGGCGGTATTGATTGCACCCAAACCGATAGCGGAATTGCGGGCCAACTCGCGGGATCGTGCGCGTATGGTATTCGCCCGTGGCAAGAATGCCGCGTCAGGGGATGCGCCAAGCGGGTTAAACGTGGACAGTTGGCGGCGTTGAGTGCTCCCACCGTCGTAACCATCAACAAGGGCTTTGTGCTCCAGTGCGGGAGCATCGCCCATGATCCACCCGGCAAGTCGGTTGCGCCAACTCACTGCGGGATACCCACGCGCAAGCGGACGCCACCAGAACGGCCATTCGATAGCCGTTGCACTCGCGTGTTCCAAATATCGATACCTGCGCGGATTTCTGACAAATCCTGTCGAGTCAGCGAACGGCCGTTTATCGTGTAGGATTTACTGGCTAGCGCGGCAGATTCAGCGGCGAGGTATTCGTCGAGGCGAGCTTGAGCCGATGCGAGCGTGATTCCTGCCATATTGCAAACTGTAGGTTTTCGCTCTGATCGGTGCTATATGATTTTAAATCATAAGCGGGAGTGGATGCGGCGGCCACGGGTGACTTGCGGTTGCTCGCCTTGCGTGGCCTTGAGTAACTGGTCAAGGTCTCCATAGGTGCGGGGGAATAGGAGGTGCTGTAAAATGTACAGGCACCCAACGTTATAAACCTCGATGTCAAGTGCCTCGTTGCGATCGTAGACCTTGAGCCATTCGCCCTTCTTTTCACCTGTGCGCGGGTCCGCTTCCGTGACGAATTTTTCAGCGGTCAACTGCCGGTAGTATTCCTCGTCGAGCCCAGCCGGGAAGTGCATTGCACCGGGTCCGTGCTCCACTGTGTCGAGGCGTTTGGACACAACGTGCTTGATTGCGTGGGTCGCGATCGTGTAGAGGCGGATCGTGTTCTTCTTCGCAGCACTTGCGTGCACGAGGGAGTTGTCCGCATGGCGGGGCACACCCTTGATGGCAAAGACGCGGGGGCTTAAGCCTTGACGGTTTTTGGCATAATTGTACACGGCTTCGAGGTAGCCCTCCTGACCGTTGCCCGTGTCAATCACCAGCACGGGCGGGGTCATGGCCACCCCGTCAGCGCGTTTCCATTGCCGCAACCGCACTTCATCGAGCAAGTCCCAAACCTCCCCGTTTTTGTCGGAGGTGTCGCCATAGATGATTTCATAGTGGATCAAATAGGACTCCATGGTGGGCGTCCATCCTTTGATCCCAACCTCGATACGGTCCTGTTGCACGTCAGCGGCGGCGGTCAATGTCGCGACATTGGATGGCACTTGGGCATTGTAAACGAGTTGGTAATCCTCTTCGCGCTGTTTCAGTTCGCTGGCATTGCGCGTTTCGCCAAGCTCTTTCCATGTCTCCCCCAAAACCGTATTCACAAACGTCTTGAGCTTGAGTGGGTAGTCTTTGGAATCCAGAAATTCCGATGCTAGGTGTCCCCATGTCGAGTTTGGACTGTATGAGTATGCCGCCCAAATATGGAATCCAGCAACGAGTCGCTTGGCAGGCCCGACGGTTTTCGCTGGTGCAGTGGTCCGCCATTCCCCGCGATCGAGCATCGGCACTTTGCTCTCATGCTCGATGATGCATCCGTTGTGCTCGCACAGGTAGTAGGCTTCGTCAGGCTTGCCGCTTGGCCACTTGATCCCGTAGGGCTTATCCTTCCCTCCCCATTTGAGGTACTGGTATTCGCCGCAGTGCGGGCACGGGACAAAGTAGCGTCGCTGGTCAGTATCTTCATACATTTTGGCGATCTTCGAGACGCCCTCAATTGTGGGCGTCGAGCCTGCAACAAGCTTGCGGTTCCAATAGTACTCGGATCTTCTGGCACCCAGCTTGATCTGGTCGCCTTCCGGTCCTGCGCCTCCGGGTGGATATCCGTCGACCTCGTCAAACGTAACGAGGCGGCGAGACACGCGGCGGAACCCACGGGGGGAGTTGGCGCCCACCATCGATAGGGTACCGCCGGGGTAGCTCTTCGCAAGGATCGTGTTTTGCCCGTTCTTCGCTTTGGCTTCGCTGACCAGCCCATGCAGGGCAGGCGTGTCGCGAATCATCGGCGCGATCTCTTCCTTGGAGTACCCCTCTGCGTCCTCCACGGTCGGCTGCACTACCATGATCGGGCACGGATCCTGATGGATGTGGTAGCCAATCAGGTTGTTCAGGATTTTCGTGTACCCGACGCGGGCCGACTTCATGACCACCACCCACTCGACGTTGGGATCGGTGCAGGCGTCCATAATGCCCTTTTGGTATGACAGGGTCGTCCACTTGCCAGCCTCGGCAGCGGATTCTGCGGACAGATGCGCGTATGTGTCGGACCATTCAGACAGGGCCATGCGCTTGGGAGGGACTAGCGCAACGAGTGCCTTTTTCAACAGTCCCTCAAATCCCCCCATCTGCTAGTTCCTCCAAAGATTTCGTCGCGTCTTCGAGACCACCACGGCAAAGCCCTTCAATGAGTGCCACGATGTGCGGGGGGATGTCGCTTTGCAAACGGCACTTGGAGTGGATGCCCATGACGTGCGTCCGCAAAATGGTCAGCACGTTAAACAGCCCTCGCTGGACTTCGGAAATTGGTACCAACTCCTTGGACCGTTCGAGGTAGTCGATCTCGGCAATCTTCGCGGAAAAGATTTCGCGTTTGGTGCGCGCCGCGTTGAAATCCATCTCCTCCTCTTGCGAGGTAAGCGAAACGTGCGCGGGCAGTGCTGGTGGGGGCTTGGGGGCTTTGGCGGGCTTTGGCTCGATCTGCCTCGTGATCTGTGGAGGAGGGTCGGAGACGACAACCACGGGCTTTGGCGGGCGGGCGTCCCGCGCCTTCTTCCAGCCGTTCGCCTGTTTTTCGGGATTGGTGTTTTCTGCCCATAGCTGGTCGGCAAGTGCGGCGTCAATGGTGCCATCGGGCCGTACGGCTTTTTGGATGCGCCCTGTATCGATGGCTTTCTTGACTGCGGGGCGACTCACTCCACGGTGGCGAGCGTATGCGCCTTGGGATAGTCCCATTAGGGAGCCGTCCGTGTTCGCGTGGTGGTGGGTTGCCGCATAGTCTCAATATATAGCAACCCAAGCAGGGGAGATCGGCAACCCAGTGGAAACCCAATTATCTAGTCGATCGCCGGGGCTCGAAGTACCCCCTACACCCCAAATCAGCCAAAGAACCTATGCCGGGGGGTGGGGTGGCATGCCTCCAGCTTCGCGCCACAGTCTCGCCACAAGGCTTTTGCGATGGCCTTGGAACATAGACATAGGCAGAAGGTGCGCGGCCTCCTGCGGCCTCCTATCGGTTCCACTTCTGGAAGAGGCGGAGCGACTGCTCATTGGCGATCTTGCGAATGTCTTGGTCAATGACTCGTTGGGCAATGTTTGGCATCAGCAATCGAGTCTTGTACTTCTGCGGTCGGGTCCAGATCAATACTGGAGTGAGGTTCGTCTTGGTCAGTACTGGTGATGGGCTTGGGTTGTTTGGCCTTGGCTTGCCGGGCCGCTCTTGCCAGTCGAACCGATAGACCACAGCGCCGACACCACCAGTCTTGCGCCCTGGTGCAATCATGTAGTTACCGCCTGAGCCGTTCCCTTTTTTGGTTTGCCGTCTTTGCTTATCGATCAGGTATTGCCGCGCCTCTGATCCGTACCCTGCAAGGCCGCTCTTGATTTGGCCCTTGCGCCCAAACTGGGCACCGCTGGTCAGCCGGTCAATCTTGGCAGCCTTGCGTAGGTCAACTTTAGTCAGGCCAGTACTACCACGGATAAGAGCATTGCCTTGGCCCGCATTGTAGTTGTAGGCCTGCAATGCGGATATAATGCGCCGCACCTCCCACCCCTGAATGTCGCCTGATGCAGTCTTGTGCGCTCCTGCTGCAACACGCAACTGTGTCGAACCTTCAGGGGCGTACTTCTGCAAAAGGATCTCGCTCCTCTTCTGTCGTCTCTCCCCTCCCTTGACTTGGGCATACAATACGTGAGCCGGAGAAACCTTCCCGTCGACTGATCCTCGAATGCCAATTTCTGCCTTTTGGATCGTGTCCCCTACGATCTTGGCCTGTTTGACGAAAACGGAGCGTATGACAAAATCTGTCGGGTTGTTGAATACGCGCCTCATCTCCTCTTGGAGTTCATTCTGCACGTTGTAGGCGGCCTGCGTCAATGTGACGGCCATGAGCTTGCGCGTCTGGATCTCGCTGAATTCCAGCTTTTTGGCGAGTTGTTCGGCTTCGATTTTGAGTGAGAGCATGAGCAGAATCTATTTCACGCGCAGATTGTTGTCGGCATGTGTTTTTGATGCTTTTCTGATGCTGATGTACTTCTGATGTAGATGCTGATGCAGATGTACACTTGCAGGCGTTCACCATTGGTTGTCTTGTGGTTCACCATTGGTTGTCTTGACGGTACACCTAAACGGTCAAGGCTCATAAATACTGGCAGATTCGTTGGGATGGATGCTTTGGTGCTCGCAAAAACCATTGATTGTGAGCACCAAATGGTCGTGGATTGAGCACCTCCACAGGGAGATGAGTCCTTGCTCTTGCATCTGCTCCACCCAGTCAGCGATTGGCAAAGGCCCGTCATATGGGTATAACTGCGTCTCGATGCGCTTGGGGTTGTATCGCACATGGCCAGCCCTATCAGCCATCTGCCAAAGGCCGATGAACGTTAGACGCGCCCCAATAGGGAGTTTTGCCACCTTTTCAGAGTCCCAGAATTGCGGCTTGA